CTTCCGGTATCGCGGGCGGAGCACTGCGCGGGCCTCCGGTGCAGTGCTCCGTCTATTATTATGAATGGAGGTTAGCAACAACTAACGAGGGAGGGACGAACGTGGCTAAGCTGACCGATAAGCAACGGAAAAAGATTATAGCTGAATCGGTGAACGGCTCGAGCATTCGGGCATTGGCCGCGAAATACGGCGTCTCTACGACTACGATTCAGCGTGTTTTGAAAAGCGACACAACGCTAACGCAAAAGGTCGCACAAAAAAAGGCTGAGAATACGGCAAGCATTTTGGCCTTTATGGATTCTAAGAAAAATGACGTCTGCGGACTGATTGACAAGCTGCTTACGGCAATGGGTGACGAAGACAAGCTCGCTGCCGCAACGGTCAATCAGCTTGCTACCGCTATGGGTATCGTCATTGACAAATATACAGCTAACGAGGCAATTAAGTCGTCTGATGCAAAGGAGACCAACTTCTTCGAGGCGATTCACGCTGCCGGAAAGGAGGTTGACCTGAGTGCAATACCAGAGCTTCAGTCCTCGGCAGAACGCGACCCTCTTCTGGTGGACGAAACCGGAACACCAGAATAGAGATGGGCTTATCTGTGACGGGTCAATCCGTTCTGGCAAGACGGTCTCAATGGCTATCGGCTTTATCATGTGGAGCATGGCGAGCTTCGATAAACAGAACTTCGCTATCTGCGGCCGCACGATTGAAGCACTCCGGCGTAACGTTATCGTACATATTCCCACATGGCTCGAGGGTATGTTCGAGGTTACTGAGCGCCGCAGCGAGAATAAAATGGTCGTCACTATCGGCAATCGCTCTAATACCTACTACCTCTTCGGAGGGCGGGACGAATCCAGCTACACCCTTATTCAGGGCATTACTCTGGCCGGAGTTCTCTTCGATGAGGTCGCTCTTATGCCCCGCTCTTTCGTAGAGCAAGCTATGGCACGTTGTTCGGTCTCCGGGTCAAAGTTCTGGTTTAACTGCAACCCCGAGTCGCCGGGCCACTGGTTTTATAAAGAGTGGATTCGTAAAGCGGCGGAGCGCAATATGCTCTACTTGCATTTTACGATGGACGACAACCTCAGCCTTGACGAGAAAATCAAAGCCCGATACGAGGGCATGTACTCCGGCGTGTTCTACGACCGGTATATCCGCGGTCTCTGGACCGTCGCAGAAGGCTTGATATATACAATGTTTAATAAGGACTATCATGTAGTCCCTTCCGTGCCTCGCGATTACGAGGAATACCTTATCTCTTGCGACTACGGTACCTTAAACCCGACCTCGGCCGGACTCTGGGGCCTTTGCGAGGGAAAATGGTACCGCGTTCGGGAGTACTACTACGACGGACGCAAGGAACGGTATCAGCGAACGGACGAGGAGCACTATGCGGCTATTGAAGAGCTTGCGGGAGACCTCTCGATTCGGAAAATCATCGTTGACCCTTCCGCTGCCTCGTTTATCGAGGTCATACGCCGGCACGACCGCTTCATGGTCGAGCAGGCAAGCAACCGAGTCCTTGACGGCATTCGTGATGTTGCTACCCGGCTGAACGCCGGCGACATCTTCTTTTGCGACTGCTGCACGGACTGTATAAGAGAGTTCGGTTTATATCGGTGGGATGAAAAAGCCGCCGAAGACCGGCCGCTAAAAACCGACGACCACGCTATGGACGATACGAGATATTTCGTCCGCGCCGCGTTCCAGCCGTCGAGATTCAGTTTTTAAGGAGGTGCGATAAATGCCCTTATTCAAGAAGCCTATCGAGCAGGAGTTTTTCAGTTTGCGCCTCCGTGCCGGCAGGCCTATGACCGAGCTTGAGTTCTACGCGAGAGAGCTTACCGACTGGGAGACCTCGCCCGAGCGGCGTGAGATGATTGATGGCGACCGGTACTATACCGGAGACCATGACATTCTCAAACGCCAGCGCACGGCTATCGGCCCTGACGGTAAGCTGATTGTGATTGAGAATCTCCCGAACAACCGCATTGTGGATAACCAGTATGCGAAACACGTTGACCAGAAGGCAAACTACCTTCTCGGTCAGCCCATTTCCTTTTCCTGCGAGAATGACGATTACGCGGCCGAGGTCAAGAAGGTACTCGGCATGCGGTTTATGCGTACTCTCAAGAGCGCGGGAGTCGAGTGCCTCAATGCGGGTATTTCGTGGCTTTATCCCTACTACAATAAAAACGGCGAGCTCACATTCCGGGTATTTCCCGGCTACGAGATTATGCCGTTCTGGGCGGACGCAGCTCACACCGAGCTTGACTCCGCTCTTCGCCTTTATCCGGTTGAGGTCTACTACGGTACCGAGAAGAAAATCGTTAAGAAGGTCGACCTCTTCACGCTGGAAGGCGTCACGACCTACATCTTCGAGAACGGCGTACTCACGCCGGACACCGAGAAGCAGGCCTACGTTAAGGTGAAGGACAACAAGGGCAACGAGCAGCCCCTGAACTGGGAGCGCTTCCCCCTTATCCCTATCAAGTACAACCCGAAGGAAGTCCCTCTCATTCGCCGCGGCCGCTCCTTGCAGGACGCCATCAACCTCTTGCAATCCGACTTCGTGAACAACATGGAGGAAGACGTCCGCAATACCGTTCTTGTCCTCAAGAACTATGACGGGCAGGACCTCGGGGAGTTCCGGCGTAACCTGACGACCTACGGCGCCATCAAGGTCCGCACGGTCGAGGGTACTGACGGTGGCGTGGACAGTCTCGAAATCTCGGTAAACTCCGAGAATTATAAGACCGTCCTCGAGCTTCTGAAAAAGGCGCTCATTGAAAACCTCCGCAGCTACGATGCAAAGGACGACCGTCTCTCCGGTACGCCTAACCAGATGAACATTCAGAGCATGTATTGCGACATCGACCTCGACGCGAACGCGATGGAGACCGAGCTGCAAGCCTCTTTTGAGGAGATTCTCTGGTTTGTCAATACCTACCTCGCCAACACCGGCAAGGGCTCGTATGAAAGCGAAGATATTACGGTTATCTTCAACCGCGACATTCTTATCAACGAGTCCGAGGCTATTGATAACTGCTCTAAGTCCGTCGGCATTATCTCCAACGAGACCATCGTCGCTATGCACCCGTGGGTCGACGACCCTGCCGCCGAGCTTGAACGGCTCGAAAAGCAGAAAGAGGAAACCGACCCCTACCGCGCGGCTTTTGAACAGGCGCAGGCTATGCGTAACCCCGAAGGCGGTGACCCGGTAAATGAGGAATGATAAGTACTGGGCCAACCGAATGCGGATTCTTGAAGAGTCCTTGCTTGATAAGGGGTACGGCTACGTTAAAAACCTCGAGCGGCAATATGCAACCGCTATTCAGGATATAGAATCGCAAATCGCGAGATGGTATCAGCGGTTTGCGGCCGAAAACGGCATAACGCTCGCCGAGGCGAATAAGCTGCTTACCACGCAGGAGCTTGACGAGTTCCGGTGGACCGTTGAAGAGTATATAAAACACGGTCAAGAGAACGCAGTCTCTCAGGCGTGGCTCAAGCAGCTCAAGAATGCTTCTGCCCGCGTCCACGTGTCAAGGCTTGACAGCTTGAAGCTCCAGCTACAGGAGCAGGCCGAGGCTTTACATGGGGCGCAGACGGAGGCCCTTAATTCGTCCCTGAGCGAGGTTTACCAGCGAGGCTATTATCATACCGCCTTTGAGCTTCAAAAGGGCATGGGGGTCGGCTGGACGCTCCACGGGCTGACCGATGAAGCTATCAGCAAAGTACTCTCGCGGCCATGGACCTTAGACAGCCAGACCTTCAGCGATAGAATCTGGGCGAACAAGCAGGCGCTCGTCAACAGCGTCAACACGCAGCTTACTCAGATGATAATGCGAGGCGCGGCTCCGGATAAAGCCATCAAGGCTATCTCCGACCGTTTTCAGGTCTCTAAGTCGCAGGCCGGGCGTTTGGTTATGACCGAGAGTGCCGCCTTCGCGAACGAGGCCCGCAAGGACTGCTTCAAAGACCTCGGCGTCGAGAAGTACGTTATCGTGGAAACCCTTGACAATGAGACTTGCAGTCTCTGCGCGCAGCTCGACGGCAAGGTCTATCCTATGAGTGAGTATCAAGTCGGCGTTACCGCGCCGCCTTTTCATCCGTGGTGCCGTGGCACGACCGCCCCCTACTACGAGGATATGCAGGGTCTCGGAGACCGCTTCGCGAGAGACGGTGAAGGTAAAGGCTATGCTGTTCCCCGGGATATGAAGTTTACAGACTGGAAAGAAAAATACGTTGTACAACCAGAAAAAACACGGTATAATATATTTAAGAACGCCGTTTTAGAGGAGCTTAAAGGCTATTCGACCTCAATGCACTCAGGCAACCAGTCTAAGCATATTCGGGGCGGGCAAAACTTCGACCCCACTCGAGGCGAGCTTACGGTTGACCCGCAAATGCTCTATGACCAGTACTCTGGTAAAGGTCAGTTCCTTAAAACGAACGCCGGAGACTGGAATCACAAAGAGCGATTCACTCATACCGAGACTATCGGTATTTACAGAAGCAAGTACACCGGTAAGGAAGTTCCTACAAATACCGGTATTATTCATTATTCTAAGCGTAAGGGCTGGCACATCGTTCCGGCAAGACCGCAGAAAGGAGCAGCAAAATGATTGAGAAGTATATCTCGCTACTCGACCAGAGCGTGGTCGTTACTTGCACGACCGGTAAGACCGTACGTGGCAAGTGGATTGACTGCTTAGACGCGGAAGACGCCGGCGAAGATGAGCGTCAAGAGGATTCTATCCTGATTCAGGACGGCGACGAGCTTATCGAAGTCTACGAGTCTGAGATTAAAGCAATCCAGAAAGCCCATAAATGAGCCCGATTTTTCAGAGGGTAAATCTAAGGGCCCCTCAGTTAAAACGCGATACGGGAGACCGTGGAGCCCCACAGAAGCAATAGTTGATTAGAGCGTCCCTGCTTTTTAGCAGGAGGCGCTTTTTTCATACAAAAATTACCGCCTTACGCGGCGGACAACAAATAGCGTACCCGCAATACCGGGACTGGCCGGATAAAAAGGACAGCGGGAGACAGGAGGACAAAATGTTGGACTGGCTGAAAACTATTTTGGGAGAAGCGTACTCCGAGGAGATTGATAAAAAGGTCTCTGAGGAAATCGGCAAGAACTTCGTGGCACGCGCAGACTTCAACACTCTGAACACCGAGAAGAAAGCTCTCGCCGATACCGTCAAGGAGCGCGACAAGCAGCTTGAGACCCTCAAGGCCTCTACCGGCGACGTCGAGGCACTCAAGACGCAAATCGCTACTCTCCAGACTGAGAACACCGCAGCGACGAAGGCCCACGAGGCAGAAATTAAGCGCCTCAAAATCGATACCGCCGTTGAGTTGGCTCTGTCTGCTGCCAAAGCGAAGAACGTAAAGGCCGTGAAGGCACTGCTCGACCTCGATAAGGCTGAGCTTGACACAGACGGCACCGTGAAGGGTCTGGCCGACCAGATTAAGAAGCTGGCTTCTGCGGCCGATAGCGGTTTTATGTTCGAGACTAAAGAGCAGAACAATTTTGAGGGCTTTAAGCCCGGCGAGAGCGGAGACCCGGCGCCTGACGGCAAGTTGACGCTGGAAAACTTCAGGAAGCTCTCTCCTACTGAGAGATTTAACTTCTCTCAGAAACACCCCGAAGAGTACAAAAAACTTTATGATGGAGGAACGAAATAATGGCTAATACCGTTTATGACAATTTTTATCTGTCCAACGAGATTGAGGACCAGTACAAGTCCCATCTCGACTTGCAGACCTTCTGCACCGTGGACAACGCCCTTGAGGGCACGGCCGGCATGCTTCGTAAGATTAACGTCTACAAGGCTACTGACGGCACTGAGAAGCTGGCTATGGGCGCCGGCAACTCTAAGAGCATTGAGGTCGGCTTTACTCCTCGCGAGTATCGCATTCAGCTTGCTCAGAACAGATTCAAGTACTACGATGAGCAGGCTATGACCGACCCGCAGCTCGTCCCTGTCGGCACTAAGCACATGGGTACCGACATGTTCAACACTGTCAACGCCGACATTTACGGCGAGTTCGCAAAGGCGACTCAGGTTGTCGTTGTAACTAAGCTGAACTTCGATGCTTTTGCCGATGCGCAGTCCGTTCTCGCTCTCGAGGACCTCGAGGGTGTGACTATCTTCGCCTTTGTCTCTCCTGCTGACGTGGCCGAGCTCCGTAAGGAACTCAAGGACACTCTGCAGTATGTTGAGGCCTTCGCGAAGAACGGCTATATCGGCACCGTCGCCGGCGTGAACATCTACACGAAGAAGGACGCCGTCAGCGGCTCCGTCTACATGGCGACGAAGGAAGCGGTTACCCTCTTCAATAAGAAGGGTACTGAGGTTGAGCAGGAGCGCGACCCGAACACCCGTGAGAACAGCATTTACTCCCGTAAGTACTATCTGGCTGCCCTCACCGACGAGACGAAGGACGTCAAGATTTTCAAGGGCACCGCGACAGTCTCCACTGACACGACTGCTTCTGCCTCTAAGACCTACTATGCGAAGGTCGGCAACGGCTATGTTGCGGTTACTCCCGGCGAAGGCGACAATCCGAAGACTAAGGGCTGGTACGAAATCGCCTAAGGAGGAACAGCATGGAGATACTCGCGGCAGTAACCGCCCGACTGTCGGCTCTCAGCTATACCGTGACCGAGACCGACAGCGCGGTGCTTGATTACAACATTAAGAAAGCCGAGACGACCCTAAAGGCGCGAACGAATCAGCTCGAAGTGCCGGAGGGTCTTTTCTATGTCTGGGCGGATATGGCTGCGGGCATGTTCCTCACAGACAAGAAGGCTTCCGGCGCGCTCTCCGAGGTCTACGACTTCGACGCGCCGGCTAAGAGCATTTCTGAGGGCGACACCTCCGTCACCTTCGCGATTGCAGATACCGGCTCCTTCGAGGACCAGTTTGACGCAATGCTCGCGAAGATGGTAAACCCTGACGCGGAGCTTATCGCAGCGTTTAGGAGGTTGGTATGGTGAAAAGCTATCAGGACGCTCTACGGAGGCTCTGGGACGGCCTCTGCGACGTTTATGTCCTCGAGACAGCGGTAAATAAGGCAAACGGCCGGGATGAGCCCACGGAGGTCCAGAAGCTCCACGGTGAGCCCTGCCGTTTGTCCTTCTCAAGTATCTCAAGCACGACCGAGCAGGACAGCGCGCCGCTGATTCAGCAGTCTGTCAAGCTCTTCGTCTCGAAGACCGTAGAAATCCCGGCGGGCTCTAAGATAGTCGTAACGCAGGAAGGCCGAACTACCGCCTATGCGAGGTCCGGCGAGCCTGCGGTCTATAGCTGTCATCAAGAGATACCGCTCGTCCCGTTCAAGGAGTACGCTTAATGTCCCGCTGGGGACGCTGCGACTTCTCTCAGTTCAGGGAGTTCGCGAAAGGCTTTGAAAAGCTGAGCGACTCTGAGATAGACGACCTCTGCGTGGCCTGCAGTAAAGAGCTCGCCGCAAGGCTTCTGGCTCTCGTTATTCCAGCTACCCCGGTCGGCAAGTACCCGAAAGGCTCCGGCAAGAAAGGCGGTACTCTCCGCCGAGGCTGGGGCGCTAAGAACGGTAAAGCCGGGCGCGAGTACGCGCAGTCCCTAACCGTCACAAAGTCCGGGAATATATATATGGTCGAAATCATAAATCCGGTCGAGTACGCCTCGTATGTCGAGTTCGGTCACCGTACCGTAAACGGCGGCTGGGTCGAGGGCCGGTACATGCTGACTATCTCCGAGGAAAAGCTGAAACGAATCGCCCCGTCTGTGCTTGAGAAGATGGTGCTCCGAAAGCTGAAGGAGGTCTGCAATGGCGGAAATTAGTACAAACATTATCTTAGACGGAATCACGATGGCCCTGCGGTCCGCTTTTCCCGGTAGTCATATCGAATCAAACGCAGTAAAGCAGGGGCTTCGGCAACCTGCTTTTATTGTGCTTTTGGTTAACGCCGAGGTCACGGACTACCCGGCCCAGCGCAAGAAACGTCTTCCTCGTTTCGATGTTCTCTACTTTCCGAAGGCCGGGCGTGAGGACTGCTACGGCGTAGCAGATACCCTCACCGAGGTGCTTGAAGTGATTGACCTGCCCGGCGGCGATAAGCTGCGCGGTACGGATATGAGTTTTCAGGTGACGGACGGAGTGCTTCACTTCCTTGTCTCCTATAACCACTTCACGTATAAGACGGCTGAGGAGGTCAAGATGGGAACTCTGAAAATTGAACAAGGAGGAAACTGATATGGCGAAAGCTACTGCGGCGGCAAAGCCCGCCGCTCCTACTCACTCCAAAGAGCAGCTTTTGAGGTCTCAGCGCTACGCTAAGCGCCGCGACCTTCTGGGCGCACTTTTGGAAGGCGGTAAGTGGTATACCCTCGAAGAGGTTGATACCGCTATCGAAAACTTTATGAAAGGCAAGGTGAAATAATATGGCCCTTGGCGGTGGAATCTGGGCAGTACAGAATAAGGTACTCCCCGGCACGTATATCAACTTTTCCAGCGTGGCTAAGGCGTCCGCTACTCTCTCCGACAGAGGTTACGCGGCTATGCCTCTTATGCTGGACTGGGGTCCCGACAGTACGGTCTTTACCGTGACAAGCGGCGACTTCCAGAAGAACAGCCTCAAGATTTTCGGTCATGCGTACACCGACGACGCTTTGCTGCCTCTGCGCGAGCTCTTCCAGTATACGCAGACCCTCTACGCCTATCGCCTGAACGGTGGA